GAATTACGAATACCTTGCTTCTTGATCTTCTCTTGAACCCAAGGTGACAGAGATTTCACGAATGGGCTGGCGAGATATTCTTCTGCCTTGTAGAGCGGGAACGAGCCTTTTTCCACGGCAAGATCACTTGAGGTGGAGTATGTGTAGTCACGCAGTGTTTCCATGACTTTCTTAGTGAACTCCATGAAACTTGGTGACGCATACGGGAACCCCATCATCTCTGCCGCATTAGCTAATCCTGTGACACCTAAACCCATACGGCGTTTATTGTACGCTTCGATCTCTTGCTCTTTAAGAGGGTAGATCGTTCGATCAACAATGTTATCCATAGCGCGGGTAACGTGCGTGATATCATGGGTAAACAACCCATAATCAAAAGCACCGTCAATGACGTATTTAACTAGATTGAATGAGCCTAGAAGACACGCACCATTGGCTGGTAACGGTTGTTCGGCACAAGGATTTGTGGCATCCAGACGTTCACAATAATTAAGATTATTCATCTTGTTCATTGTATCTAGAAAAACGACTCCGGGTTCAGCCCAATCGTAGGTTGAACGCATCACCTTTTCCCATAGCATCACAGGGTCAACGTACTTATACACACGACCTTCAAATGTCAGAGGGAACTTAGTGCCATCACGGAGTGCAACCATGAAATCATCAGTGACACCGATTGAGATATTGAATCCTGTTAGTGATGTACTGTCATTCTTAGCGGTAATGAACTCTTCGATATCGGGGTGATTTACGTTTAAAATCCCCATCTGCGCTCCTCTACGGTGACCGCTTGAGGCGATACACTGACAGACAGCATCAAAGATACCCATAAAGCTAATAGGGCCAGATGCCTTACTATCTAGGGTTTTAATAAGATCACCGCGAGGACGGATGTTGGAGAAGTTATAACCAATACCACCGCCCATACGCATGGTGAAAGCAGCTTCCTTTGCGGCTTCCATGATTGATGTCATATCATCTTCAATAGTAGACGATACAAAACAATTGAAAGCTGTTGTCTGACGGGACGATCCCGCAGCGTTCTGAACTCTACCGGCTGGTAGGAACCGTTGATGCTTGATGGCATCCTTAAAGTTGACACGGTGGTTCTCATCGTCCTTGAGTGCGTGAGCAATACGGGCAACCTTCATGTTGAAAGTTTCTCCGTCTGCACGGTACTTAATCGCATCAATCTCTTCTGAGAGTTGTGTCGTTGGCCCGTACTCGATTGTATTAGGTAGGTTCATGTATATTGGCTCCTTTAGGATTTTATTCACATGATGTCTGATCGTGCCAACTTACGTTCAACGTCTGAGCGGAAAGCATCATCATTGTGATATTTGGGGTTGCTCATGTCTTCCATGAGTTCAGCAACAGAACGGTACGCACTACCATCTCTTGGCTCTGCGCCAGAAATTGTTCTGGACGGTTCAGACCCATTAGCTGCTTCATAACGTGCCTTCAGGCCAGCGATAGCCATCCGCGCCATGTTAGAATTACCTTGGTTGATTGCGTCATTGAACGCATCAATCTCACCATCTGAAAAAGCATCAGCCGCCCAATTGGTCATTTCTGCGTATTGTTCTTCACCACCAGCGGTTTCAAGTAACTCTGTGCGTGTAGCTTCACCACTTGCTTTTTGACCGGCGATATACTGATCCACGATCTCTCGCGGGATACCACCAGCTTCTAGTTTGTCGTAGGTAGCATCTGAAAGACCGTCATTATCAAAATACTCTTGGGACATAACTTCAAAATCTAAACCAGCAGCCTCTACAGCATCAGTGGCTGTCTGGTCTACTTCATCAGTATCTTGATCACGTTCACCTCGACCTAGTTTAGTCTCAAGGTTCTCGTAGGCTTTCGCCATGTCCTCAACAGTCTTGAACTTTTCGGGGAGCCACTCTGGGCGGTCTTCGGTTTTAGCCTGTTCACCGTCTTGCTCTTTTGCAAGCGGCTCCCCTTTTGTATCTAGTCCTTTGGATTGAGCCTCTTCTTCAAGGGTCATCTCTGGATCAGGTTCGTTTATAACGATACTTTCCGTACTCATTTATTGCATAGCTCCTTGAGCGGCGTTTGCGGCGGCAGTCACGGCAGGGCCAGCGGCTGCTTTAGCAATGTCACCCATTTGTTGTTGTTGCATCATCTGTTGCTGTTCTTGCATCATCTGTTGCTGTTCTTCTTGCATCTGTTCCTGTGATTTCACGAGACCTGACATATCGATGCCAAGGCTGGTTCCTACACGGGAGATCAGGTCACTCATGTTGACGGATGACATAGCCTCTGGGCCAAGTGATCCAAGTGTTTGCATGAAGAGATTAAGTTTCTGTAAATCGTGGCCTCGCCCAAGGGCTTCTAGACCAGTGACAATAGCTGGGCGCACAACGCCTTTAGGTAACGCTGGGATGCGTTTGGCTTTAGTCATGCGATCCATGATGCGGGCTACCAGTGGTAACTGGAACTCTTGGCTCAAGATTGAATAGACACCACCAAGGGCATCTTCAAGCTCACCAGCCATGAATCGGATTTCTTCCGCAGTCACACGTTCTCCCTGTCGTTGCACTGAGGTGTTCATAAGGAACGCTTGTGCAAGTCTTTGGGTCACTGTCTGTGCAGTCTGTTGAGCAATGCTCATATCAGCCTGTTTCTGTGATTGAAGAACTGTCACTTCATTAGCGTTACCGTTAATGATGTCACCATTCTCAGCCTGTGCGATATCTTTAGGGCGAGTGGTTCCATTAGGATTCACAAGGAATAAGATTTTAGCAGCGGCTGCGCTTGCTTCTAGGATAGCCTTACTCAATCCCTCTAGGGAAATGAGGTCACCTAGATATTCATCACAGTAACTACGTCCAAAATTCTCACCATCGATTGCTGTCCATCGTAGTGCAAGAATAGGAGACTTATCTAATGGATAGGTTGCCTCTGTACCAGCGATGATATTGTTGTCGATCTGTTGGTACATCTTGTACTTAGAGCCTTCACGGTACATTTTCGTGTACACATCTACCGGCTCATCTTTATCACGTTGGATTGTTGGATCGATACTTGCCAGAACATCATCTGGGAGTGCGCTTTGCGCTACCTCTTCCTTAACAATAACAGTCAGAACCTCACCCATTGGGTCACGTTTCACGACATATCTTGATAAAGGGAACACACGGCTCCCACCGTCTTTTGGTAGGTAAAGACATACATTACCAGCAACGATGAGGTGCTTGAGGGCTTCAAACATTGGGCTGCGGAGACCGTCTGTTTCCATTTCGGTCATTATGCTTCGCTCGATTTTGTTCAAGCTTTCTTCAACACTAGCCCGCATATCTTCGTCACCAGCTAATTCTTCAAGAGTGAAGTCATCAACTTGTAAGCGAAAGAACGGGGCGTTAGGTGGAAGTAGAGCTAACAGTAATTTTGAAGCTAGGTTGTTCACACCCCGCGCCCCTACACCTTGATATGGTGTGGGGAAACGAGCGTAAGAGTTGTGAGAGGTATCTGGGATCAAACTAGGAATTGTTACTTTGGCGCACTCACGAGCGCGGTCAAGATAACTGTCTCGCGTTGCCGCCAGTTTTTCATATTGTTCGGCGCAACTGCTTTCCATGATCTACTCCTAGGTTCCTGTGGGTGTCTTGGGTGTCCCTGATGTCGGGATACCACCAAGAGTTTTGTTGGACGCTTTGAAGCCTTGGTTGTAACCTTTTCGATATTGCCGGTTACCATCACGCTTGCGTTTGTTTTGCCGTTTTTGTTGGTTATTAAGGTCTGGTGCTACTTGCTCAAGCACAACAGGTGCCGCGATTGGTGGTGGCGGCGGGGCTGGCGAACTGCTTCCTCCCATACACATAGGCTTCTCCTTTTAGGAAATATTGAGACCGCCACCAGACCCAGAGCCGCCAGAACCGGCAGTACCTGTGTTGATGGACATTGAACTCATCACGGGGTTACGATACTTTTTTGTCCCGCTAGATTTTGCTTTTTGTTTCTTTTTCTGCGCTGTTTCCGCATCCTGTGATGGG